TGAAGATGTTAGCGGTAATTCATGGCTTCCAGCATTTCAGTGGGAAAGTTTATTATCTCAAGGAACATATGGAAAAGTTTATAAAGGAAATCGTGTTGTATATCGTCGTCAAGGATCATCGCAGCAATATAAATTGTTATCTGGAACCGAACATATTGTTCTTAAAGAAATTTCTATTCCACGGAATATAATTCCGGAAGATCATGAACGTGAAATAAAAGCCATTATGTATGAAGCCACAATTCATGGACTTGTTACGCAGTTTTTTAAGAAAATTAATTGGTCATTTGCTGTGCCCGGCCTATATGAAATTTTTTCACGTGGAGCACAGAGTACTACCACAATTTATGATGTAAAAGAAGTTGTATTTTGTATGGAATATATACGCGGTGTAACGCTCTTTGAATATTTAAAACAGAATTTGATTATGGGTGTTCAGAAAAAAAATGATGCTTTCTACTTGCGAATTCTAGCAGAGATTGCACTTCAATTGCGGGAAATTCAAGTAAATCTGCGGATGAATCATCGAGATATGAAGGTGAATAATATCTTAATTCGGAATCGGAAATCGGATTGGATTGCTGTTTTTGAAAAGTTCTATTCTCCTTTAGCCGATTTTGATTCATTTAATTTTAATGTAGTTCTGATTGATTATGGATTTGCGTGTGTTGCTTGCGGAGATTCTCATGATATGCCGGAAATGAGTTTATTGGAAGCGGGTTCGTGGTTTGGTCCGACTGATTCCTGTTTTAAATCTGGTCGGGATTTAGTACAATTTATTTATTGTATGGAATGCTATTTTCCACGGCGGAGATATTTTACTGATTCATTTTGTGTTTTGATTGAGAAATGGTTAACAGTGCCCTATTCGGAAGGGACTTCGCATTTATGGCTGGGTATTGCTCCTAATGGAAAACCGTATACGGTTCAGCGACCACTTATTTTTGATACGGGCATTTATGAATTTTTAAGACGCACAGAGGTGAATCCTTCCCACTGTGCTCCTCAAACTATTTTGGAGGATATTCAAGCATATTATGTAGCAAATTAAAGGGTTGGTCTTAGGCCAGGTCTTCCTTGAGGAAATAAAGGAGTTGCTTCTGTGGGTTTTCCGGGTTTAACAGATTCAGCGGGATCACTTGCTTGATTAGCCGCCCCAACTCCTGCTGCTGGTCCTGCGGGTCCTTTTGCCGCGCTAGCAAGTAGTGGTGCTGATGCGGATGGCGCTACTGGTCCTGCTGGTGCGACTGGTGCTAAAGCGACTGGTGCTGAGGCTACTGCTGGTGCGACTGGTGCCGAGGCTAATGCTGGTGCTGATAGCGCTACTGGTGCTGCTAGTCGAGGATCACTAGGTGGTACATCATCCGTTACAGGAATATCCAAATATATATTGGGCGTTGTTTCACAGAGCGGTTGATTACTTACAACTCGTTGACGTAATTCATTTAAATATGCCAGCAGAGAGGGATGTTCGGTACCACCGCGGATTCCACTTAAGGTGGGCGACCGATCAGCAGTCCACGCTTCTCGCCGATCAGGTTGAACACCATTCCTAAATGCGTATACATTAACATAGTTTATAAATGTTGCCATTATCTCAACATAATTAAAATATTCTGACGATGAACGTTCTAAATTAGTTGAAAGAAGTTTTGTTTCAATAAAATCTAAGAAAAATCGTAAACCTCGTATATCAATACGTTTGTCCGGAATAATTGAATCGCCTATTAGAATACCATCGTATCTTACTAGTTTTTTTTGTCTAACTGTTTTAATCTCCTGAGTATGAATACATAATGCTTGTTTTGCACAATCAATCATTAGACCTTCAATAAAATGTTGTGTAATGAATTCATTGCGAATACCAGCGTCAAGTATAAATGTGAAAGGATTTAAACGTGCTCTAGTTGTCATTCCTATCGGGAATAAACTCTGGTAATCAATCTTATAATACGCATCAAATAAACTAATTTCATTTAGCAGTGAATCCGATATTGTAATTTTTTTAGGACCAATTGAACTAAAATTCAGCTTCCATTGCTCTATTTTTTGAGCCATAGATTGTTTAGAATCAAGTGAACCAACGCGGCTCAATGTGTCAATTACCCACGCATTAATAAATAAGTCAAATCGTCTTGCTGGATTTTCCCACCATGTTCTGTCAATACTATTTGTTAAGTTCTGTAACCATTTGACTTCACGCCATGCCTGTGGAGGAGCATACAGCATTAATTTCCAATACGCATAGGCATTCATTCCTTCAAGAGTTAGTTTATCAAAGCGTTTCAAATCGTCAAGATTGTCAGTACGAACTTCAACACTATCTGAAACTCCAGCAAATTTAATCACACCATATTGATTTGCCGCATTATCTATAAATTTATTTGCAGTGCCAAGAACACGAATAATTCGCAAATCTCTTATATTGAAAGGGCCTTCTTCGCCGAATGTATGACCAATAATTTGTGTTATTAATGTATTGATATTGCCTAAGTAATTTGATATTAGGCCTTTTTCATTATCATCAAAAGTATTTGCTATTCTTGCAAGAACACTTCTTGTGACAAGATTTGATGTAAAGGCACGTTCATTAACTTGTGTAATAAATCCTACCATTTCAGCATTAATTATATCAAGCATAGTATTAAAAATAACATTAATTGATTCCATATATTCTTCTTGATTAAATCTTGCTCTACCGGCTGCTTGTGCGGCTACAGATACTGGTAATTCAACACCTTCTGCTGGACGTAGAACCATTCCAATGTGCTCTTCAATTTCATCTTTAATTTCTTCTATTCTTATGTGTAGTCCAGCAACTGTCGCAATTGTTACTGCTAATAAATTAATAACTTGCGGGTCATAGCGATTTTCAGTTCCAATTTGCTTTATACGAGCTGAAATCTTTTGAGCAAGTATCAGTGGTGTTTCATTGCGAATAAAACGAACCTTAATTAGTTGGGAAATAGGCCCTGTAAATAAAACTTCATTAATTGCTCTTTGATTAAGAGATCTAATCGTTTCGCGAATTAAAGTAACCATTTCAGCGCGTAATTCTTCGGCTGCGTCTTGTATTTGTTGTTGTGCCGCGGCTGCGTCCATCTCTATTCTTTAACTACGGATTTACTTAAATTTGAATACCTAAAAAAAAGTTATATTGGTTAAACAGAAGATGAGCGCCGCAGTAGAAGATTTTGATGAATTGAATGAGCAGGATGAGGATGTCTTCGAAGAGGAGGATGTAATTGATACAGAGGACTTGGAAGAGGTAGAGGAACTTCCTGCTGAGAAAAAGCAGATTCAAGAATTACTGTATAGAGGATTTTCCGGAAAACTGCGTGAAGATGCGCATAAACTACTCCAGGCACATCCTGAGATTCAAGCAGACTATATGGAAATCATTCAAGAGCGACTCCCTGTGAAGGATTTGCCTGTTATTAATGATCCGAACCACAAGACATATCCTTTTCTGACACAATATGAAAAGACGAAGATTCTTTCATTGAGGGCTAGTCAGTTGGCTCATAATTCCCGACCTTTCATTATAGTTCCTGCACATGTATCTGATGTCCACGAGATTGCTCGTCTTGAATTGGAGATGAAGAAGATTCCTTATATTATAAAGAGACCTCTGCCTGACCGTACGTTTGAATATTGGCGTCTACAAGATTTGATTATTCTTTAGTTGGGCTAAAGTTACCCACTGTTCATAGAACAGGGGTGGACGCTCAACTTTGTTGAGCTTACCATATCGTAACCCTATTCTCCGGCGCAACCCACAATGTATCTCCCTGCTTGAGCCCATATGTCTCATAGAATTCCGGAAACTGTGACAGAATTTTATTTACTCTTAGTTCCGGTGGCGCGTGCTTATCGGATTTAGATGCCACTTCCGCCTTCTTTTTTCTGTCCTTATTACGCCATGATACAGCATAGGATGTGAAATATTCTTTTAGCATTTTATGGCGTTCAGATGCTGTCTTCCCCTGCATTTCTCCTCGTAGCGCTTCAAGAGATATAGATACACCGCCTAAGTCAGCAATATTTTCCATAAGAGTCAGTTTTCCGTCAATTACTGAATCCATGTATTTTACGCTGAAAAGTTTTTCAATCTGTTTGGATTTCTTTTCATATTCAGCCTGCTCTTCCTCCGTAAACCACGGAGCATAATTTCCATCAGCATCATGATTTCGCCCATCACTGTCAAATCCGTGTGTCATTTCGTGCGCAATAACATTTCCAATACCTCCTAGATTCCAAGCAGTAGATCTGTTAGAATCATAGAAGGGGGGATTTAGAATTCCAGCAGGAATTGTCATTTCATTTGAGTCGGGATAGTAAAAAGCATTTACTTCAAATGTTGATGAATCCCAGTACACCGATTTATGGGGGTCATGTGGCCCTATATCTTCAATTCCGTATTGCGTATCTTTTTCATTAATACTAAATAGATTTCGTAGCATCTGCTTATCGGAGAAATCTTCACCACGGCTTTCATCCCGCCATACAGAAGGATATGCCACTTTGAATCCCATCTTATTCATTTTCTGCATTGCTTTAACCTGCGTTTCAGGACTCATCCATTCTGTATCACGAATACGGCGATTTGCTGCTTTTTTTAGTATATGAACGAGATCTGTGGCCGCATCTTTAATGCGGTGAGGCACATATTTTTCAGTATAAGGTTTTGACAACATTTGCGGCAAATGCGTAGTTAAAATTGTCATCATAATACGGTCCACATTGCTCGGCTTTGTTGCTCCTTTTAGCGCTGTTCCGTAGAAATTGAAATAGTGCTGGTAGACTTCGCCGGAAATGAAACGACCCATTGTGAGAACAGCAGACCCCATTAGCCAGAGTTTCATCCTTTCAAGATCATTCTTAAATACATTGTTAATATACTGGAGAAATTTGCGACTTGTTACAAGAAGAGCGTGATTTTCTAAGGTCTTTTCGGTTACGCCATATCCTTTAAAAAGTGTTAGCCAAGGTACATCAGGGAATTCTGATTGAATTTCGTGCCATGTCATCTGATTGTAGCGATTAGGCGTATCGTCTTCTTCTATGGGTGTGGGTAGATACTTTGCTGCATCAATTTCAATCTCTACAAAAGAATCCAAAGAATCTAGACCAAAATATGAGCCAACTAATTTTGCGAATTCACGATACGCATCGCGATCCTTTCCATATTTTGTGTCTTCCAGCAGATGTTTGTGTGGAACACAGAGAACATATTCACTCAATTGTATGCGTGAATAATTTGTATTATATGCGTCGCTTAATACTTTGATAGTAAGGGGAGAACGGCACTGAAGGCGATTTAGTCGGCCAATCATAAAAGCAGCATCTTCTTTGGTTTGAATATTCTTAAGTTGGCCGATTAGTTCAACAACTACATATTCTGTTTGACGGGGCGAATTCCATGTATGATAAATACTACGGACGAATTTGGATAATTTAGAATTTGGTTCTTCAATCAATGCTTGACGAACGATACCCATTAATTGTGATTCAATCCTCTCCGCAATTTGGCGACTGATATTTGTAGATGCGGCATCTTCGGGGATTTCGGTTTCATTTAGCCATGTTTGGTTAATAAAACGATAATAATCATGTCGCGGACCTTGTTCTTGTACAGACATTTCTCCCTATGTTGTAAATTTAAATGATTCTTATTCTTTGTTCTCGTGTTACGGGATGATAATATGTATCAATTTGAATTAATGAGGGAAGTTGCTTAGATTTAGTGTTGATTGTTGTTTCTTTTTTAAAATATACCTTTGGTTCAATTAACGATAAAATCACAGATATATCAAATTTGATTGAGTCTTTAATTGAACTAAGAGGCCCAGGAGCAACTGGCGCAATTCCGCCGTCCATTCCACAAATACTCATCC